GCTTACTGGTACGCCCGTCCACTCATTCACGTAAAAACGGATCACCTCTTCGTCGGCTGCCTTGATCTCCCTTTCGAGAGCAGGGGTAGTTGAAATAGGGGGACCCAAGACAAAAGGCAACTTTCTCTCTGTTCCAAAGGACTCGACGGGGCTGGGATCTGAATCCACGCAGCTCCGGAACCAATGTTTCTTGACGAGAAAGTTCCACCAACGACGGGGTATGGAAGACAGGGGGATAGGGGACCGGCGGAATAACAAGCGAATCGGTCTGCAAGTCAACAGATAGGTTGCGGTTTTGAAAGAGACCTGCTTACACAGATCGAAGAGAGGATTTGCCAAGGTGCCGACGGGTTCTTTCCAGGACTCGGAGCCAAGAAATCCGAAACACAGCTTCTTCACTTTACGCCCCTTCCTGTAACAGAAGGTTTGTGAGTTCAGATCGCCGTAGATCAGAGACCTCATGGTCTTCGTCTTATTGATGACGAAGCCGACCTCACTGGTACAGTGAAGCCAACTAGCGTACATCCCGTCGCACCCTTTGAAAAGAATATCGTCACCATTTATCAAGCAAGGCGAGTATGAACCTGGTCCGTGAGTAAGCCAACGAGCGCGCTGATAACATATCCGGTTAAGGATACACAGCACGACGAACGACCCAAGGTTCCCCATCATACTACCTCTGACGATATTCCTTCTCTCTCCCTTCCAGTCCACCCAACAGTCTCTGAAGCTCGACACCAGTAGCTTCGCCTTCTCTTCCGGTAGGGACTCTGCCATGACCTCTACCACGGCGAGAACTGCATCTAAATGTAGATTGTCTGTAGATGCTTCGTAATCTCCCGAGATATATTTTTCACCGGGTTCCAACGAGCCTAAAGAGAGGAAATGGTCTGTCGTAACGTCACCGCGAACGAGCCAATCATTACGGGAAAGCCGAGCATAGGCCTGCTCATGGACGGGACGAAGCTCACGCTTCATCTCGGCCGTTTGCATAGTCACTACCCTCAACTTCCCTTTGGACTTGGCTGTCCCTACACGGCACGCTGTACAACCTTTCTCGGCCCTCATAGTGAACGCGACGCGTTGTGCGAACGTACTGCACTTGTTATATTGAGCCTCATCTGAGGCGACAGATAACGTTCCGCCACAACCGCGTTCCAACTCGGCACAACCCTGCTGGTCAGGGACATACTCCCCTCTTTTCTC